AGGATGAGTGGTCCAACACAATGCAGAGTGACGAGAGCGCGCAAGTTATACACGTCAACGAGCTGAAGTACCTTTCCGATGAGGAATATTTCAATTCTGAGCGTGTCGCGCTCTTGCGTTCGCAGGATTTTTCCCATTACATAAATGTGGTGATTGATCTCGAAGTTTTGAAGAAACTTAAAAGCGAACATCCTGCTATGACATGTACTACGCATAGTGCGGGTACTTTGTTGTTTACTGCGACTAAACTCTTCCCCGGTCTACCTACGGCAGTATTGAGAAACACAGCAAACGTTTGCAACCAGCAAAACCTGGCAGCAGAGACGTTACGCCGTATCTCCGTAGGAGTGGTGGATCCACTAAGATTGGCTGAGGTGTAGGTCATGCGCCGGATACAAGACGGTATTGTATCCATTGGCGCATTTAGATTAACACCGCAGGTCTGCACGTTTGTTAAAGATTACATGTTTAACGGAAAGTTCGATGTGATCAAGGGTGCAGACTATTTTCAAGATGGAATATTAAATTTTCCGGGACTAGCTCCCATGTACGATGTAAATAAAGGAGACTACCGTACAATTGGGATCGGTCCATGTGTCAGACATGACGGTATAATATATGATAATGGAGACGAGAACAAATCGAAAGCTCTCCCGCGATTGACTTCGCTAAGGAAACGCCCTGAAATAATATTACAGGATCGCGTTATCCCAGAAACCCTGGACCCGGCTTATGATGCCTGGCTCTGCGCTAACCAAAAAGAGTTTGTTACAGCAAACGCACTTCTAGGAGCGTGGAAGTCTAAATTGAGGATGGAAATAAGTAGAGTATTTAATAACATCCACGACTTGGAGTCAAAACTAATAGAATACGCAGCGATACCTCATCCAAAGAGGGAGGCGCGAGTGCGGGCAATGCAGGAGATTATAGAACTCGGTTTGCTGGCACACCCCACATTTACCATTCGCGTCACAGGGAGCGTGAAGAGAGATGAGTGGGCTAAACCGGGTAAATTACCACGTTTGGTGAATGATCTGACTACCGTCGGGTCTTTATTGAACGGCTTTATCATCGATGTGATGAAAAGCATCCTCGCAACTTTTACTGAGGATGGGGAGTTTGCCTCAAGGTTTGTTAAGACACCAGATGGTGACGTTCTCAAGGATGTGTTCAGTGAGCTGATCAATCCAGGTAAGAAAATTTATTTTCCTTACTTTTCCGATGACTCATGTGTGAGCATCAGATGTGCGGACGGAGTCTATCGATCAAACGTCGATATTTCGTCGTGTGATGGGTCCAATGGAGAATGGATCTTTAATTTGCTTGAAGAAATCACTAGTGGTGATAAGCGGCTACGACGCTACGTTCGTGGTGCGATTAAACAGTGCAAGTTACCGTTGACTCTGAAATCTAATGTTGATAAGAAGATTAAGGTCAAGCTAACACCTAAAGTTCCAGTTTTATATTCTGGATCAGTTTTAACGACGTTCGTTAACAATCTCGCGAATACGTGTATCTACAAGTCGATTTGTAGCTCGTATCGGGACGAGATGTTGATGAGTGAGTGTAGAGATATGATTATGCAGTCCGCTGAAGCGTGCGGATACATAGTCACTGTAGTTGATTGTGCTGATGTCACAAAACTACAATTTCTGAAGCATTCCCCTGTGATGAGTGAAAGTGGCAACTACGTGCCTGTCCTCAACTTGGGCGTCATTCTGAGGATAATGGGTAACTGTCGCGGTGATATGCCGGGCAGAAAGACCGATCCTTGGCAAAAACGGTGTGATGATTATAACGGCAGTATGGTGCAATCTCTAGTTCACGCTGGAAACCATGATCTGCTAAATGCACTGCGCATCAGGTATGCAGTATGCGATAAGGTGAGGGTTGACGACCATTGGATTGTGAATAACAGTACAAATGGAACATTAGAATATGTCAATCCCGACGAGTTAATGATGCGGTACGACCTACCCGGCTTCATGTTACTCGAGTTGATTGACTTCCTGGTTAGTGGTAAACCGGGTCAGTTGATTAACACTGTCGCAACGCGCGG